AAGGCGAGGCCAAAATTGTGATTCGAGTGTCCGGCGGCTGCGTTGGTGACCTTTTTCCCTGGCGTGGTGCGGCCTCGGGCATACAAGGCGTCTTGTTCCATGTAGGAGCGGGTGCCGGAAATCATTTTGACGTCGCATCCGACTTTGGCGGCGATGGTCTTGGCGACGCCGAGAAAGGCGCGTGCCGCTTTTTGCGTTAAAGGATGGAGCGTGGCAAGCTGGATCTCGGATCTTTCGTCGAGGTTCATTTGTCGCGGAGGAGTTTGGCTTCGCCGTATTTGGACCAGGCGAATGCCATGCCGTTTTCGCCTGGGGATTCGGGTGGCGTGTTGGGAATGTATTTTGCGCTGAGCGCGAGTTGAAGGTTTCCGAGCTCGCCGATGCGGTCCCCGAATGGCGGGATGGGCACGTTGACGCAACTGGTCAAGAATGCCATGCCGAGGAAGGCGAATGACAGGAGGACCAGCATGAGCGCGATCCGGCGGGGTCTCATTTTCCTTTGCGGACGACGTTGATTAAGCCTACCAATCCTAGCCCGGTCGCCACGATTTGGTTCTGAAGCTCTGGCTCCATGTGGACGCCTGCCGCTGTGGCGAGCAGGATGAGCCCACGCCATGTTGAGTTCTGGGACAGCGAATCGATGATTTTAAGTAGGATGAACATAACTATTGAGGGCGCGTGTCAAGTTTGCGCTCCACGCGCTCGATGACGCTGCGGGCGCTGGCGATGACGGATAGCATTTCGCTGTTTGCTGTTTTGAGGTGCTCGACAAACTCCTCGGTCTGTTTGTCCATGCGGTTCTGGAGGTTGTCGAGGCGTCCTGTGAAGTAACGAAAAAGGGTGAAGACGGCCCCGAGGCCGATGACTAATAAGCAGACGAAGAGCCAGCGGTCGCTTTGACCGCTGGCGTAGTTCGTGATGTCGAGGAGCTGCTTGTCCATTAGCTGTTCGCCTGGGCGATGAGGTTGCCGACGATGGCCGTCGTGGCCACGTTTGCGAGGCGGTCCGTGTTGAGCAGATCCGTTTTGGCTTTGATGGCCGTGATGTCCGAGTTTGCAGGGGCTGTGTAGGCCGAGGAGGCGAGGCGTGTGCTGGTGGCGACATCCACTCGGGCGAGTTCGGTGGCTAGCTCCGTGCGGACAGCCGATGCGTTAGCCGCTGCGGTTGGCGCTGTGCTCGGGGCTGTGTAGCCGGAAGTGGCGAGGCGTGTACTCACGGCGGCGTCCACTCGGGCCAACTCCGTTGCCAGCTCCGTGCGGACCTGTGTGGCGATGGCGGCTGCGGTTGGCACGGTTGGCGCGTTGGTCAGGGTTGTGACCGTGGCAAGCGTGCCGGATGGCGCGAGGCGGCTGGAGACGGTAGCGTCGAGGTTGGCCAGCTTGGTGCTGTTGGAATCCAACTCTGTGCGGATCTGGACCACGCTCGGGATCGAGAGGGCCGAAATGGCGGACTCGATGAGGCTTTGGTCGGCGGGATCGCTGGGGAGGTTGTCGGTTTTAGCCTGTATGGCAGAGATCGCGGCGCTGGGGATGTCGGCGGTGGTGATCGTGGACACTGGCACCTCGGCTGTGCCGTCCCACACGATGCTGCCGCTGCCGACATTGGCGGAGGCTGAGATGAATGCGACTTGGTAGGTGCCTGCTGTGCCGGTCATGTTGCCAGAGTAGAATCCGCTTGATCCGGTTTCGGGGCAGGAGATGGCAGAGCCTACGGCAGCGCCGGATTGGTAGCGTTGGGCAGTGACGGTGAGGCCCGATTTTGCGAGCGCGATGTTGAGTTCGTTGGCCATGGTTTTAGGAGTTTAGGATGGTGAGTGTTTCGGTGAGCGTTGCCTCAAAGGAGTGCGGTGCGGCGGGCCAGTTGCTGGCGGCGGGGGCAAGACCGCTGGCGATCATGCCGTCGAGCCAGCCTTGGACTGCAACGAGCTTGGGCGAGGATTTCGCAGAGGCGTCGAGGCGGAGTTTTTGGTAGAGGAGCGTTGTGCTGCGGTTGCCGCCGTAGCCTTGGGAGTCGGTCCATGCCTCGGCGGTGTAGGTGGGCGCGGATGGCGTGATCCATTGACCGTCTTGCCACGCGGCGTCTTCGCTGGGCTTTGGCGGTGCGGCTTGCCACTGCTCGGCTTTTGGGTTCCCTGCCGCGATGAGTTCGGCGATGTAGCTCTCGGGGAGTTCGCGGAGTTCGTTGGTGGTTGTGTTGAGGTAAATCATGGGTAGATTCTTGGATGGTTGGCAATTGTTGCGCCGTTGTTGTTGGTGATGGTGAGACCGCCTTTTTGATCAACGAGGTCGCGGACGAGCGGAGCATAAAATACAAGACTCTGCGGCCGAATTTGGTCGCAAGTCACGCCTTTGGCGAGGGCGGCGACTTCGGCGGCGGTGAGGGCGGCGTTCCAGATGCCGACTTCGGCTGTACTAAACGAAGAAAGATTATTAGCCCCGTTGCGCCCGTTGATTTGTGGCACAATGGCGTTGGTTATCCCAGAAGTAAGTGTGTTCCTGTTTACAATCGTAGATAGTTGCGAACCATTAAAGTAAAATTTTTGATCTAAAGTGTTTGCAGAGGTTGTTGATGCAGCCATGTGCGACCACTGCCCAGCAACGGGCGAAGCGGAAGCGATTCCCCAAGACTCGTTTGTGCTATTGTTGCGCTTTGAAAAAGAAATCCAATTCCCCACTCCTTGACCTACATTAAGTTGCCAAAGAAACCCCAATGCCCACCCTGTTGCATTTCCTGCATTGTCCTGCTTGTTAAGAAGCGAGAATCCGCCAGATGAAAGTGTTGGGAATAAGTAATTTCCAGCAACAGTAAAGGTCGAATCCTTATCAAATACCAAAGAAGACGATGTGCCAATGTTGAGCCTGGCTCCTGCAAGTGTTAGTGCGTAAGCCATAATTACGCCGCGCTCCTTACTTCGACCGCGATCAGCTCGGCATCGCCTGTCATGGTGTCGTTTGTGGCATCGCTGCCCACGCGAGAAATTCTGATGCGGTAAGGCTCACCGACCGCCACGCTGTCGAGGGTGGTGAGTGAGATGCTGGTGGTGCTGGGAATGCCGCTCGTTCCGTTTGCCGTTCCATTTCCTTCGGCTGCGGTGTCGAAGCTGTCGGCATCGAGGTCGGTGTTGCCACGCTCCAATGCGACGCGCCAGCGGACATTGCCAGTGGTGGCGGTGGTCGCCATCCAACTGATTCGCACGCTCAATCCGCTGGCGAGGTCTGCGGCTTCTGGGATGATTGACGGGAAGATCGCGCTCTCGATTGTGGCATCGTCAAAATCGAGGACGGAAACCGAGTTGCGCGTGTCGAGAGTGGCAAAAAGAGTGGCGGGCGGCGAGCTGTGGCGCGGCGTGAATACGGCGAGGGTCTTTGTGCCAGAGGCACCGGAGAGGATGGGTGTGGCGATCATGGTTTAGCTGTAGGTGAGAGATTGTTTGTTCGACCACGCGCCGGTGGCGCTGGCTTCGGTGGTGACTTCGCCTGCGGCGTCGGTGGTGGTGCGGGAGATGTCCCAGAGGGCCGAGTCGTAGATGGACCCGCTGTTTGGGAAGTCGGCGTAGGCGAGTTTGCCGTAAAAAAGGTTGGCTCCGATGATGTCGAAGACTTCGACTTTATCTGGCACCGGACGAGTGCCGATGCGGAAGACATTGCCGCTTGCGTCTTTGCTGTACAGGCAATGGTCGGCGAGATTTTGCACTAGTTCTCCGACTGCGAGATCGCCAGCGAGTGGGATCTTGCCAAGGACGGAGGATTTTTTGGGTATGATTTGGGTGGCCATGTGGCTTATTTATTTCGCGGTGGAGACCCCCGCGTGGCGAGGCGCTATGGAGCGCCCCGCCGGGGTTGGTTGGTTTAGGGACTAGTAAGTTCCCCCATCTATGCTGGCCTCAAGGCTGTCCAGGCGAGCGTCGAGCGCGTCGTCTGCACTGGCGCGGGCGGTTGCCTCTGCCGTGATGTTCGTCTGCAAGCTGGTGTCGGCAGAAGCGCGGGTGGTGGCTTCGGCGGTGATGTTCGATTGCAGAGTCGTGTCAGCGCTGGCGCGTGTGCTTGCTTCGGCGGTGATGTTCGACTGAAGGGTCGTGTCGGCGGCTGCGCGTGCGGACTCTTCGGTGTTGATGTCGGCCTCTGCTGCTGTGACGCGGGTGGCGAGTGCTGTCGCGGCGGACTCCACGGTGTCGATGCGGCCACCGAGGGCGGTGTCGGCACTGGTGCGGTTCGTGACTTCGGCTGCGAGCGCGGCGTTGTTGCTGGAAACATAACCGGCGAAGGCTGAGTCGTTGGTCGTGTCGACCGAATTGATCAATGTGACGATCTCGGCGAAGCTATCTTTGTCAGCCTGGGAAGCGGAGAGGATCGCGTCGATACGGCCTTTTTCAGTCGTGATCTTGCCGTCGAGGGTCGTGTCTGCGCTGGAGCGAGCGGAGGCTTCTGAGCTGATCGCGGCTGCGCGGTCCGAAATCTCAGTTGCGAGGTTCGCGGCGATGACGCCTTCTGCGGCCTGAGCGCGGCTGATCTCGGAATTGAGGCTGCTGGTGAGTGTCGAGTCGCCTGAGCTGCGAAGCGAGGCTTCAGCGGCTACGGCGTCAGAAACGAAGGTCTTCTTTGCGAAGATGTGCTCGCCGCCGATTGGCAAAACGCCTTCGGCTGTTCCGACGAAAAGTGATTTGTTTGCTGTGTCGAAGGCGACTTCCCCGACTTGAAGCGAGACCGGACTGCCGGAGCCGCGTTTGATTTTGATGATAGGATTAGGCATGGCTAATTAGGTGGTGTTGGTGGTTGGTTGGGTGTTCGTGGTAGGGAGATTGTCAAAAACTGCCGCAATCGATGATCGGGATCATGAGGGCGTAGGCGGATGCGGTGGGCGACCACCGGTAGGGCATGCCTTCGTCGAGGGCCATGTAAAGGCGGTCGGATTTGCCGGTGCTCGGGAAGGCGGAGCGGGTGGGGTATTCGACGACGATGCCTGGCAGGGTTAGGTCGAACGCGGAGAGGTCGAGCTGCTGCGTGATGTTGGATTCGGTGATCTTTGTCATGCGTAGACGAGAGTCTCCCGGTTAGACCACGATCCGGTGGCGGAGGCGGTGGCGAGGATTTGGCCGGCGGCGTTGAGGGTGCTGCGCTTGACGGTCCAGCTTGTGGCGGTCTCTGGGAGTGCTGGCGCGGCGGGGCGGTCGGCGTTGAGCAAGCGCCCGCTGTAGGTCGTGAGGCCGTTGGTGGATTGGTCGAAGGCGTAGAGGTAGAGGGTCGGGTCGATCGGGGGCTGGACGGTGCGGAGGCCGAGGGCGGTGCAACTGATCTGCATTCCGCTGGCGGGCGCGGAGTCGAAGGTGATCGTGCCGGTGGCTTCCGAAACGAGGTAGTCGGTGGTGGGGGTCTGTGTGACGCCGTTCAAAGCCACGAGGACATGCTCGGGATCGCTGCTGACTAGGCCGTCAATCGGGAATGTGACGCTGGTGCCGTCGCCGATGCGGACGGTTGTGTTGATCTGAAGGCCGGGGGCCGAGGCGATGATGTAGGACGAAAGGCCGGTGATCTCTTCGGCGGCGTGGGTGTGGACCGTGTCGGCTTTTGAAAGATCGACCCAGAGCTTGAATGCGGGCGAGGCCGATGGATCGAAGGCGGCCCAGTAGCTTCCTGGCGGTGGATATCCGGGATTTGGCTCTCCGATGCGGATGTAGAGTTCGCCGTTGTAGCTGACGACTTGGCCGGGGGAGTAGTCGGCTCCGTTGTTGTAGGCTCCTTGGTAGTCTACTGGCTCGGGTTGGAGGGCGGTGTCGGCGAGAGCGCCCTGCGCGGCGGTGGCTTTGCCGTCCACTTGGGTCTGGAGGCTGCCGATGCTGGCGGCGGCTTCGGCGATGGAGTCGAGCGATGCCGGATCGAGGTTCGCGGCGAGGTAGTCGATCCTTTGGCCGAGGGCGGTATCTGAGGCAGTGAGGGCGGCGAGGTCGGCATTTAGGCCGGTGATCTCGCTTTTGAGGTGCGTGTGCGCGGAGGGCGCAAATGTGGCTGGCTTGCCGGTAAGGCTTGACCAATCGACGGGCGGGGAGACGGCAACGACGGCGCTGGCGAAGTCGGTGATGTCGGCAGAGGTGTGCGTGTGGGCGGATGGGGCGAATGTGGCGGGCTTGCCGGTGACGCTGGCCCACGTGGGAGGAGGGGCAAGAAGTGCGATGGCCTGCGCGGTGCGGAGCGGGGTCATCCACTTGTCATTGTCCGTTCCGGCTTCGGCTTGAGCTTGGGTGGCCTTGCCGTCGGGCATGGCGATGGGTGTAGCCTCGGTGCCAAGGATGACGCTGTTTTGCACTTCCACGGGGAGCGTGGCGGTGCGGGTGGCTTCGCCGGTGGCGGTCCAGCGGACCTCGAGAAGGGCGGTGACTACGGCGGGGGAGGCGGCGAATGCGGCCTCGAGGGGGATCGTGTTGAGGTCGAGCACGCCGCTGGCGGCGAGGGCGAGGAAATTGGCGTCGGCGTAGCTGGCTTTTAGCGCGGTGGAAAATGTGGTGCCGGAGGGCGTGGCGACGGCGGCCCCGCGAAGCACAAACTGGATCTCGATGGGGAGAAGGTCGCGGCGTTTAAGCGTCAGCGAGGCGAGGGCGGCGGAGGATGCCGCACTTTTTACGAACCGCCGAGATGTGAGATCGATGAATAACTTCATGCCGCTACGAGGCGGCGTGATGTCAAATGCGCGGTGGGCGCGGAACTAGGTCAGGAGCGGAGCGGAGGGGAGAGACTCACGCGGAGGCGCGGGGGTCGCGGAGGGGGGAGAAGTTTTAAGAATTAAGAATTAAGTTTTAAGTCGGGAGCCACTGCATCCCACTTGCCTATTGGGCAACGCTCGGTTGCCATGCGTAGCTTCGCC